CCAATTGGTTGCTTTGGATCATGCTCAAGCAAAAGTTTTACTTTAGCTGGATCATCAATCTGAATAGAATTTGCCTCAAAAATTACTTTGCCTGCGCTGGTGTTTCCAATTTCGTCACCGTACGGTGCAATCTTACCTGCAATGATTCTGCGAGATTCTGACGCTTCTAGGTCAGCTGAAAAATTAATTATTTCCATTAGGGCTTAGTTCTTCCATTTCTCTAGCTTGTTCAACAGTGATTAGTTCTAGTTGTAACATCTTTTCAATGACTGCGAGTCTTTCCATTGGATCAGTGCGTAAGAATCCTGAGTCAATGTCAAATTTTACATATTGGGTTTGCGGGGTCAGATCATCCTGACTAAATCTTTTCTCAACGGCGTTTAAATATGGAGCAAGAGTAAAACTTACAAGCTGACGACGGTTATCTAATATGTTCTGATAAACCATACTATTGTTCATATCCGCATTTAAATAAAATGCGTCAATGTTAAATAGTCTGGCAATTTGGGCGCTCATATTTTGTAAAGCGTCCACGTACATCATATCTTTAGGAGAAAACGCTGTGGCTTGGTATTCAAGGCTTGCAGTTAAGTAAGCGGTTGATCGTGACTCTCTAGCTCTGCGCCAAGCTGCTAATAATCCTGCAACTTCTTTTTCACCAAGATCACTGCCATTGTTTTTCAAAATTCCCGCTGGTTGTGGAGTTGCTGAAGCAACTGCAACTGCCTTTTCTAAATCTACAGCGGCTTTTAAAATTCTTGCGCCTGAAGTGATAATTGGATCTTTACCAATTTGAATTGTAACTAAACTTCCAATTCCTGACATTGGTGCTTCTTTGCCATCAACAAAATATTGATCCACGTAAGTGTTGTCTTTATTTAATTCAACTGTAACTCTTGAGTTTCTAACAAATTCAAATCTCGCAGGTCTGTTATCGTCTTGATAGGTCTCAACCACTCTGAGATAAGCGGTGGAATACCAGATGAGGCTGTCAATAATCCAACTTAGTGTTACATTGTTTGGCGCATTTTTTTCTAATTGATTTACCCATGGAAGATTTGGGATTTCTTCGCCAGTTGCTTTTGAATATGTAGATAGATCCATACTTGAAATAATTCCGCAAATAATGTTACGTGCGGCTTGCACTGAAGGCACTGTGATCGCTTCGGCTCTGTCAATTGTAAATGCAGAAAGCGGAGTGTAATAATTAAAAGGATCGCTCATTACTGGTGGAGCGAGTTGGGCTTTAATATCTGTTTTTGGTGTTGCGCCTACTAAGTTGCTAAAAAATCCCATTGGAGTATTATATCAGTTTTGCCCCTTATGCGTAGATCATTGGCACTGAAATTGGCTTAGATAACATGTTGACGCACATAGCTGTGGCAATTGCCGCCGTAACGTCACCAGCTGATTTTCTGCGGATAATTCTGAAGCCAGAGTCATTATATTTCGCAGCGCAGTTATTCATGCTGCTTACCCACTCTGGTTGCCCAGAGTGCAACAACCTAAAATTAGTAAGACTGTCGGCAAGTTCGCCACATGCCTGATAAAAATTTTGCCCGCTAATATCTACAAGCTTGTGATTCTGTTGTTCTAATTTTTGAGCAATAGAGGCGGTTGCATACCTATCGTATGCAATTTGGCTTGGTCTGTACTTTAAAGCCCAGTCATGTATTGCTTGAGTCATTTTAAGTTCGTCAATGGCTATATCTGACGTAAATGTCTCCATAATGCCCACACCAATCTTGCCATCAACTATCTGAGCAGCAACAAGTGATCCAGTACGTTTTGAGGGGCTAACGTCAAAGGCAAAGACTGTATTAGCACCCACTGGAAGTATTAGATCGGCTTTGCTACAAGCTTCAATTGAGCCAAATGTCCAAGGCGATACTTGAGAATCAATCCAAACTGAAAATGTCTCTGTCAGGGTAGTTTCAATGCTATTAGTAGCAATTGATTCTTCAATAGCTTCTTCAGTAATGGTATGACCAAGGGCTGGATTACTTATTGCCCACAATTTACGATCTTGTAAGTTTTGACGGATCGAAGGCGGTGCGCTGTATTCATAGAATCCAAATGAAGGACTTGGATACTCCATAGCCTTTGTTCTAAGGTCATTAAGCACTGTGCTAAAAGCGTCTCCAGCGTTCGAGCAATAAAGACTCATGGCGTTAGGACGGGCACGGGTGGTTGGCACAGCTGCTTGAAAGCCCTCAACGGATACTTCACGTAATTCATCAATGAATAAAAAATCACAGCTCTTTCCACGTGCGCCGTCTCTGGTCGCCGCAACAATCTCATAACGGGTGTTATCAGTTAATGTAATTGATTCTTGTCCATTTGTGTATCTAATGGCTTTGGTCTTATGAAGCAACACATCATTTTCTTCAATAGTGTTGGCAACAGCTCTAAACACGTCAAATGCCATGGATCGGTTAGATGACAAGCCAATTATGTTCTTAGAGTCAAAAACGAACATATGAGCAAGAATCATGGCTTTAGCAAGCGTAGTCTTACCATTTTGGCGTGGACTGATCGCAAGATTGGTACGTCTGATGAATTTTCCATTTTTATCTACACGCAACATATCTTCCATAATGCAATGCTGCCAAGGCAAGAGCTTTATGTTGATAGTTTCCAAAAACTTAATCACTTCAGGCAATCTGGACTCGCCTTTTAGAAAAGGTGTGTGAATACGAGGCTTTACAGCCCCTATCAGCGGTTTTTTCTTTGCCCCTCGTGTCGGGACATCACTGTTGACTTGTTTGGGCTTCTTAGGGCTACTCATGGCTTTTCAAAGGGACTTTCTGGCTTCGTTGCCACCGTTTCAGGGAGAGGAACGCCTGAAAAGACAGGGGGGGTAGAACCTGACCTAAAAAAAAGGGGTTTTGCACCCTTGCGTTGATTGCATTGCTTACAAGCTGCAAGCAGGTTAGATTGATCAAAGACACTACCCCCACTAACTCTGGATTCAATATGATCCACTTGTGCATTTGATTTATCTAAGTGTGTGCCACAGTACTGACACTGCCACCCATCTCTAGCTAATACTGATAAGCGGGTGCGCTTCCAATGGGCTGTGCCTAATTCTTTCTTACTCAATGCCATCCTTTAGTTTTTAAATGTTTTAATGCTTTACAGGCATTAGGCACACCATTGATATATCCATACCTGTGACCTATATATTTAACACCTAATGATACCTGTTGCAGTGGGTTCTTACTTAACATAATCTCATTACGTAATTGTGGGATTCCATGATGTGATCCGTTACGTGCTTTGTAATTCCAATTACTTTCCTTGGTATAGAGCGTCAAGATACATGCATACTGCTTATCATCATTTAATAAGGCTTTTGCATACTGTTGAGGTGTAACTGTTGAAATGGATTTCTTTGTAGTTAAAGCTTGTGCTTTATCAATCTGTTCGACTGGCACTAATATGGCTGCAAGACATAGAGCTGTCCCAAATACTGAAGCCAACGAACTCGCAAGCTGCCCCTTGAGGGGCTTGCGTTCAGGCTTTAAGAGCCTGTCGCAGGCTGACAGTATAGTCACCTTGTCAAACTGATTTACAAAAGCGCAGGTCAGACGGCGTGTCAGATCCCTTAGTTTACATAATGTATAACGCTTACCCATAACCTTCACTCCAATCATGTTCACAGTTATTACAGCTGTGAAAGTAGTTGTTGTTGTATTTGGTAGTTGTTGTGTTATAGCCTAGGCACTCTGGGCATTGATCTTTTTGCATATTGAACAGCTCAAACCTTCCATCTTCCAAGCCCCACATTCAGTACAGCGGACTGGTTCTTTCATAAAGTCTGTAATTTCTCTCACGCCCTTATTCTCGCACCTTTGGCACTTGGCTACCACTACTTCAGGCGGTATGTCCCAACCTTCTTCAATTTCAAATATTGTGGGTTTTTTACACTTGTTACATTTCATTTGTATTGCTTTAGCGGTTGTCGTTTTTATACCAGCCATTGCCCTTGAATATTGCTGAGGTGGCACTCCACACTCTAGCCATGCCAGTTTGACAACAAACAGGAGTCATGTGTGGTTCGTTCATACTAGCTTCAATCTCTCGAACAGCCCCACACATCACACAGCTGTATTCATACACAGGCACTTATGCCTTCCATCCATAATCTATGTGGTTAATGCAGCCACATCCTACGCACTTGACTAACTCACCCTCATGCACCATGCGTGGGTCATTACAAAGTTCACAACAGTCTTTGAGATTAACTACATCAACAATGATCTCGTTGTTTTCTACCGTTACCTTCGTCCCATCTGGTTTTATGAACTCTACATAACCCATTATTTATCATCCTCACCAAATGACCATTTGCCGTTTGCTGTTAAGCGTCCCCATTTAGCTTCGCATTGGTTAGCCTTAACCTTTTCAACGCAAACAAAGCCATAATATGGCTTGCCTGCTTGGCTAGTACCTTCCTTGCGCAACATTGCCCCGTGCTTGCAATCATAAGTAACATCAATGACAGTTGCACCAAGAGAAGCTGCAACATCATCTACCTTCCATTGCACAGGATCTTCTTTTGCTTCAGGTGCAGTCCATGGGTTGTTCTTAATGTCATTTCTTAATGCCATTTCTATTGCTGCTGACTTTGATCCAACTTTGCCATACATTGGCTTAGGTTGCATTTGGTCACCTTTTACCACCTTCGCCATTTCTTCTTGGCTTGGTCGTTTTCCTTTGGCGGCGTAACCAGCATTTGCCAAGCTTCTTCCCAAGCTGCTGGTTTCCGCATTTTCCAACGCAGACGTAGCATTGACGCCTTTATCTGTAACCAACTCGAAAGCGAGACCAGTACTAAAAGGGACTGCATCCAAGTACGTGCGGTATATTGCAGTACGAACAATAAAGCGTTTATCACTAGCTTCAAGAAGCTCAGTGTCAATACGAAAATCAGGGTAATCTCCAATAAATCTAGCAAGCCTCACCTCTACCGTTTCATAATCGTCTAAGTTAAATCCCATAATCTATTTCATCCAATCCTTGTGCGTATGCTTGTTGTTGTTCAAGTGTCCAAGTAGTGCCATCCGACCAAGTCTCGCACTCGTCCCTACAGGGCTTGCAATAGTGGCGATATTTGACGGACGCTTTTCTGCTTTGGCTAATGCTCGTGAAAATTGCAATGATCTGACCTTTGAGGCTAACTTTGCCAAACCTGTACGAACAGTAATCACAATAGTTCTTCGTTCGGTTCAGAATTATCATCTCTTAGTTCGCCAATGATTCTGTTGTACACACAGGCGTAACCGATAATGTCTTTGACAGAATCCTCTTGGTAGCCTTCACTGAGCCTAGAGACCTTGACGAGCAACATGCACATAGCGGCTTGCTCAGGACTAATGTAAGTGTCCAGATAACCTGACCACAATTCGCTGATTCGTCTGTGGTTAGTGGCGCTGCTTCCATACACAGCGCCTCTAGCTCTGACAATATCTTTGACTTCATCTAGTAAATCCTCAGTTCTTTTCATAATCAAATACCTCATCTTGGACAACTCGTTTGGCTGCCTTGGCTGAAGCATAACCGTTAACCCAACCACGTTGCTTGCCTAGCTTGAAGCCCTTATCAAAGCCCAACCAGTGAAAGCAATATGAAATACAAGCTGTGTACATTAAAACGCTAATCGCTGTGTATGCACTCATGCGTTTAACCAACTTGCTTGGTATGTGGACACAATCGTCCATTGCATTACTGCTTCATCATAAGCAACAACGTAATCTTCATCTACTTCATCTAGGTATTGAGAAGCTAGTAAGCAAGATACATAATCAGAAAACCAAAAGACAACATGCTCATTTTCTTTAGGTTCATAACCTTCTTTAAATAGTCCTTCAAAACGCAAAGGATCTTCATTGAGGATTGAAAGCCATGGGGCTGACATTTCACATAATCTTTCAAAATCTATAGCTGTAACTTTCATAACTACCTTTCCTTGCTGTAACACCAAGCCGTTACTTGGATAAGAGAAGGATCGCAAAAAGCACAGACATTTACAATGCCTGCTTTGGCGTGTTTCATAACTATTTCGTTACAGAATACCTATTGCGTCGAAGTCATCAATATGGTCATCAATGGTGCGGTTAGGCTCTTTTCCCATATACCTTACCCTCAAAAATAAAGCTTCCATCATGGTTGATTGGCACAGTAATTACGCTTACACGTGCCTTATCTACGTAAGCAACAGCAAAGCCTTGCTGCCAGTTGGCATAGCCTCTGGTATAGCTCATACCACTGCTAGATAGGTCAACTAGGTTGCCTACCTCAACACCCTGTAAAACACGCCCTAAACGCCCGTTATGAGCCTCTGAGACCGCCATATGACCCAGCCTATGGGTATGCCCACAAACGAGGTTCTTACCTATCCTACGAGCGCCGTTTAAGGCAGTTTGCCCAGCATTGTTAGACATTGGGAAAGCGTCGCCGTGAGCGACGTGCCAACCCTTAGCCCAGTCAAATCCGTGTGGGTGAAATTTAATGTTGAGCTGGTCATATCCCATAAAACGTTCATACTTGAGTTCTGGTAAGTTAAGAAAGCTGGGGAGTCGTTTTTTAATTGATCGGTAGAGTCTGATTCCATGGTTGCTTCCTACTATGTCTGTTACTCCTAAGTAGGTTAAAACCTCTTGAGTAAACTTCCTGTCATCATCTAAATTACCAACCATTTCGTCAATGGTATTGGCGTTAAAGCTTCCAAGCTGAGGCATATCAATTTCATCACCAACTTGAATTGTTTGGTGTGGCTGCCACTTGGCAAGAAACCGTCCTACATTTTTAACTGCTATTTCATTTATGAAAGGCGCTTGAAGATCGCTGATAAATGCAATGCGCTTAATAGATTATTCCTCATCCTCGTCGTCTTCATAAAACGGGGTAATGTCAGTTTCCGTGGTTTGTGGAATTAACCAATCAGGAAAGCTGCTTTTGTTATCCATTAGTCCCAGTGATACTTCGACGGAGAAACCTGCTCTGCGTAATGATTGATACCACTCATGTAACGCAATGGCGTGCATGTCAAGTGCAGTAGTCTCTTTACGAGCTACAGACTTCCTGCGTGCAGGTTTCTTTTTGGCTGCCATGTCCTAATTGTCCCTTGATAGTATGACAAACAACTCATCAACACGCCGTTCAAGTCTGTTGATTGAATCTTTAATACTTGACCCACCATTTGGTCTAAGTTCATTTAACCAACCCTTTACTAAGAATCTAAGTCCTAGTAAAAAGGCAGTTAAGACAGTTGTAATTGCGGCACAAATAGCGGCAATATCTACCGCTGCCATTACTCTTTTGAGCCTATGCCAAACGCTGTGTCGTCAGGATTTAAGCTGCGAAGAATAGGTGCGATAAATGCAACCAGAAATGCTTTCCAAATATCTGAAGGTGAAGCCTCTGGTGCTGTTACGTAGATTGTGGCTAGGCAAACAAATGCGCTTCGTCCGTAGCTGTTAATCATTGCCCAATGTTTTGCTTTCATATCTTGCCCCCTAATAGTGGTATGTCAAAGAAACTGCTGTCATTATCGGAAGCCTTAGTAAAACTGATATGTATGTGATGGTTGTGCGGACTGAAACCTTTATATTTTCTCCATTTGTATCCAAGGATTGGGCTAGCAATTTTGCCCAAATGGATTACATAATGAATACGTCCGTGATTTTTAGCGTAGAGTCGTAGCTGATCTGCCACATCCGCACTAATTCCTTTTTGGTCAGATAAGCTAGCGTCAACGTCAATTGCCCTGACAACGTAACTCCCTTTGGGGTCAGGTATGTGGTCGGACTTCCCTGCTTTTTGATGACGCAGATCAGCAATCCATCCATCACTGGCACGCTTGCGATCTGCAAAAACATCATCAAATTGTTCTCTGAGTTGTACTGCAGATTTATTTAACCAAGGTTTCATTATGATAAAAGTAAAGCAGCTTCCTCAGCTGTAATACCTAGCTTGGCTAATAGTTCAGCCTTTGCCTCTGCCTTAGCAGCAGCGTCAGCCTCAGCCTTAGCCTTGTCTGCTTCTGCCTTTGCTCGGTCTGCTTCTAACTGCGCTACTTCTTCATCAGTTAGTTCAACCTCGATCTGCTCTTTAGTTTCGCAGTTGATGATTAGTTTAGTTGGGTTTGGCATGGCTCTCCTTTATGAGTTTTTAATTCCGTATAGATAGAAACTTGATCCGCTAAGCCACGCTGAACCATCTTGAGGCTTAACTTCAATTTGTGTAATTGCTGAGGTGTCTGACCATAACCCAGCAAATAACCCAGCAAGTGCGAAGGTAGCATTGGTTTCATTAACTCCGTCTGAGGTTATTGATTTGTAATTGCTGCCTGTATAGTTAGGAATATAAAACTCTGTATTTCCAAAAGTATTAGAAGTAGCACCATCGCCATTAGTAAAGGAATCTATACGGGTTGAAGTTCCAATGCTGGTGCCTGAACCTGAACCTTCAATCCAGCGAGAACTTTGATTAGTCGTTACACCATTAAAGTTCAGTCTGATAATTTCATAAACTTGCCCAGCCTTATTTGATCGGGCTGAAGCCTTTAATAATAAATCGGTGTAGGTGCTAGGAATTGAAGTAAAAGTGACTGACGCAGTTGTTGAGCCTAAAATGCTCTTATCAATAAGGGTGTATGTTGTAGCCATTATTTATGCCGCCTTAATTCCGTAAAGGGTAAAGGTTGAGCCTGAAGCAAAGTTTTGAGATACTGTTCTTACTGTTATGGAATTGATAGCATTTGTATTTTGCCATAATGCAACCGCAGCAGTAACTCCTGTACCCGCTTGGCTTGATCTTCCAATAACTGTTTTGTAAGTAGTTGTATTTGAGTAATTCATAAAATGAGCAATTTGCACATAAGCACCAGCGTTAGAAGTTGGCCCATCTTGATTCGTTAAATTGATCCAAGTTTCATTTGTATTTCTGCCTGAGTTACCTGATAAATAAGAACTTAAATAAGTTCTAGAATAATTAGAACCAGTATCACCATTCACTTGAAGGATCAATGTATCTGATGATACTACTCCTATGTTTGAAACAAGAACTAAATCGGTGTAAGTAGATGGGATAGAACTGAAAGTATAAGTTGAAACGCTGCCTGACGCAGTTGTTGTTGCTATCGGTTCATAAGTCGCTGCCATGTTAATCCTTTATCCCGTATAGGGCTGCATGAGTTCCTGTATTCCAGTTGGTTGATCCGTCAATTAACAACTTAATAGAACTTACTGCTGAGGTTGAATTGAAATTAACTGATTGTAAAAACACATTGCCTGAACCATTAGCGTCATAACCACCTAATAAACGCAAGGTTTTTAGTTTTGTCGTTGAGGTGTAATCCAAAAGGTCTAAAACATAAACACCGAAGTTTGAACCTGTGCTGGTGTAATAAGGTGCATAAATGTTGTTATAGGCACTTGCATAAGCAGATGAACCATTACCGCCTAAAGTATGTGTCCAATAATCGCCTGTAGTTGTATTGCCATTTATTTGAATTGTGCCTGAAGTGTTGCTGGTTGCACTACCAAAAAACCTTAATTGTAAATGTTTATAGGTTGAAGGTATTGAAGTGAACTCCAACGCAGCCTGAGTGCCTGAAGCAACAGATAGCGTTGAAATGCTTTCATAAGATGAAGTTGAAGGTGTTACTCCAACCCCATAAAGTCCAGCAGCAATGTTGCCAATCATTACGCTATTGCGCCTGTAATAACCCAAGTGTTAGCGGCAGTACGAACTGCAACGCATGACTTGTATTGTGCCAATGTTGGTGCTGTTGGTGCTGCACCTGCTGAGGCAATGGTTACACCTGAACCAGCAGCAAAAGTTAATAACCCTGCCCCTGTATTAAGGAAAGTAATAGCTGAACCAACGGCTGCAGCTGTAAGAGTTGAGTCAGGTGCAATAGTAACTGTCTTAGTCGAAGCATTGGTTGTGATAACCAAAGCCTGATAAAGGTCAGCGTTTGCTACTGTGTAAGTAGAACCTGATTGTGAATTTGCTGTAAACGACACCAAACCGTTGAACATTGCAGCGGAAAGCACGTCTCCAGCGGAAGCTGGGAATCCTGTAGCCATTGTGTATTTCTCCTTATTGTCTAATTATACCCTAGTAAGAGAGTATGTCCTCTGAAAGTATCCCATATGTAGGGCTGGAAATTATGAAACCGTCAACCAAAGGCTCAAGTGTGGTCACTGTTGCGAACCAACGTTGAGCTGTAATTTCCCAACTAATTCCTTGAACTTGTAAGTTCTTAGTAATTGTTGATCCGTCTGGCTGAATATTAGAAATGTTTACATTGTCAAAATAATCCAAAGCCAAGATAGTACCAATTGGCACGCTTGGATCTAGCAAGTCCAACCTCATCTGGTCAATTCGGATGGTTGTCGTGGATCTAGTAGCGACATAGATACGAGCAATGTTCATGGCTTCGGCATTTGTCTCAACAACTAAACTGTCATAGTTAACGCTGTGCGGGAAGTAAGTAGCAACGCTGCCTGCGTCCTCTGCAAATTGCGGCGCACCGCCCACGGGAGTCATAGTCGCCTGATTGATAATAAGTTTGTCATCAAAAGCAAATACAAGATTTGTGTATGGAATACCACCTGTTTGATTAAATTGAATAGGTGTACCACCCGCTGAAGCTACAACACTTGCACGGTTTTTAAATACAGCTTGCCCTTCGCCGTTGCAATAAAATGCCCCTTGTTCGCTGAACTCTGCATTGACAATAGCTGCCAAAGCTGTGCGTGTAGTTGCTGGATCTGCCTGAACAGTTGAGTTGCCTGTTTGAATTGAGCGTAAACTATCTGGGAAAGATACGGTGTCAAGGATCTTATCAATGCGTGTACCAGTGTCTTGTCCGCTTGGAGTATCAGGGATAGTAGTGATGTTTGCTAGGTTAAATAGACGGAAGCCATCAACAGCTGTTATGTCCACATAGCTTACGTTTTCTGCTTGGTCATAGCTGTAAGCATAGGTCGTTGTGTAACCACTGAAAAGATAATAGGTAATGCCGTTGTATGTAGCAGAGATTCTTAATTTACGTAAAGGAGTCAGTTGTCCGTATAGATCAGAGCTACTATTTTGCGGATTGAATCTGCCCGTCGGGTCATAGATTTTTACAGTAGCAGTGCCAGCCTCGTATGTATCTCTTAGGATATTGCGACCACGGTTAATCTTCACATTTCGTGCTACATCCGTTAAGTCAATAACCAAGGCAGGTGCAGTGCTATCTCCAAGCTCACCAACGCCAAGCACGCCGTTTACTGGATCTCCAATTGTGAAGGGGTTGCCGAAGGTCGCTCCAGAATTGAAGTTTAAAGAGATATTTAAATTAGCTGGTAATGCCATTAGTCCATTAACGACAATCTATTTAATTTTGATTGGCTACCTGAAGCAGAGTTATTAATCTGTGTTTTAGTTACAATGTCAGTGATTTGTTGATCTCCCACTTGAACCTGAACTTGAACAATAGGTGCGCCTGTCATTGGGTTGATATTTGGATTAGCTTTAAAGTAAGCGTCTGCTTGTGCCTGCAAGCGGGCAGATGAAGCCGCTAAACCTTGAGCAGCCCCAGTATCAATTCCCATACCAATAAACTCTGCAGTTAGATTGCTTTGAATTGTGTCGTACTTGCTTGGCGCATTTCCAAGATTCTTTTGAGCATTAGCAACCTTGGCTAATTCAGCCAATGCCATTTGAATATAGGCAGGATAATCAGCAAAAGGATTTAAGGCTTTAGGCAGGCTAGATATAAACGCAGCCAACCCTGTTGTTCTAGCTTGTGATAAAAGAAGTTCATTAGACAGTCTGTCAGCTTCTTTAGCGTTATTGGTTAATAAAGCCAATTGTAATTCAAGACGAGTTTTTTCATTTTCAGATATTTTGCCTTGTAAAGCAGCAAGGATGTTGGCTTGATCCACGTCCATAATGCCTTGAGATTTCTTTAACTTAGCCTGATCCTGCATTGCTTTAGTGTTTGCTTTGGTTGCCTTTAACTGAGCGTCAGCCGCCGCTTTAGCGTCTTTAGCTGCTCTCTTTGAAGCGCCTTCAGCAAATTTAGCTGCTCCACCTTGATCTCCTCCACGACCTAATTGGTCAGTGCCAATTGCTCTTACCGTATCCCCAGCTTCTTTTGCCTTTGATGTAAGGATGTCAATGCCTCTAATAACTCCAGCAATAGTGGCTAACATGCCTGCAGCCATTAATGCCCCACCTAGAGGATTGAGCATAAACATTTGAGCAATAGCAGCAGCTACAGCACTGTTTCTTAAAACGTTGATGGTTTTGATAATAGTTTGTAATGCAGTAATAAAAGCAGCAACCTTTGTGATTGCAAAGCCAGCAAGCATGACTGCACCAAAGACCTTAAGCAATTCAATATTTTCTGATATTAACTTACCCATTTTAGTCAGTACGGCTGCTGCTGATTCACCAAAGTTAATAATCTTGGTTTGTAATTGTTCAATATCCTGTGAGTTGGTTATTTGCATTAAAGCTTCAACAAGACCAGCACCAATACTTTCTTTAGCCTGATCTGCTGCAATTTTAATTCTTGTCAATTTGCCAGCAAATGTATTAGCGGCGGTTGAGGCTGCACCCTTGGTGATATTTGTGATTTCTTTCAATATTGCAGCAAAGTTACCTGAAGCAAGAGTTGTTTTACTTATGCCAAGACCCAATGCCTTGATTGCCCTTGTGTCACCTAAATAAGCCTTGCTTAAAGCGTTGGCAGCTTCAGTAACGCTGATACCTTGGCGGGCAGCAATATCCATTGCAATGTTGGTTAGATTCTGACTTGCAGCCAAACTGCGTGTCGTTGTAAGTAATTGTTCATAAGCAGGAATTAATTGATTGTCTGCCACACCGTATTGAAGTTTAAGGCTGTTTAAGAAAGCAAGTGAGTCATTTGTTGCAAATTCAAATCCAATAGATTGTAATGAGTTCTTAAATAATTGTAATTGTTTTTCGTTTTCAGCAAAAGCAGCAATGGCTGACTTAGCAAATGCTGTAACTCCCACGCCAATAAGGGCGTGCTTTACGTTACGAGCTAATTTATCAGCTGCGCTTTCCGCCTGAGCAAAGGCTTTTTTGCCTGTAAACTGGGCGGCAATATCAATTACTATACTCACTGACTAACCTTCCTATAATATTGTTTTTTACTGAAGGCTTCATTTGCCTTGTAAATGGCTTCAAATACAGCTGCGTTGGCTTTACCTTGGTCTTCAGCCCATGCACGAAGGATTAAACGTCCTTTCATGTAGCGACCTTTACGGGTTGAACTTTCTAGATTAGCTTGCTTAAGTTCACCCATTGCTTGAATAAAGTCTGAGCCTGCAAAAGGGTTATTGCTCCGAGATAAATCTTTTGCTGTTTCTCTTTTTCCAGTTCTTAAATTAGAAGCTGAGGGTTGACCATTGGGATTTTTACGTCCAGCCGTTTCGTAAATAGCACCTTCAGCTGACTTGTTAATAATAAAATAAACGGCTTTAAATCCACGTCTATTTGCTTTGCGTGGAATTGTGCTGTATTGAATACCTTTAACAACACGTGCCGAGTTGTACAATGGAAATTTACGTTGTCTTTTTCCATCTGGTGAAACAAAAAATTCTGATCTTCTTCTATAACTCCAATTAGTAAGCGGTGAGGTTGTAGGCACATAACTTTGTGCTTTTTTAACCACACCGCCGAGAGCCAAGCCAATCTGATCGTCCAGTTGTGCGCCAAGTTCAGGGGCATAGTCTTTAAGAGCTTTTTTAAACTCAATTAAGCCTTTTACCTCTGTTGGCATTTTCCCTAGCCTTTGCGTCATCATTGAGAACTGCCAAAGTAGCCTTTAACATATCTCTATCCATATTAATAAATTCAGAGTGAGGAATTCGTGTTGTAATTGCTAACCTAGCAACAAGGTAGTGAAACGAATCCCTCGTTATCCATTTGGGTTATCAGCGTCCAGAACTTCCACTTTAGCAAGTGTCTCCAGATACTTTTCGCCAAAAGGCACAACAGTTACGCCATTGCGCCTTTCAGCTTCAAACGCCAAAAAATAGATCCCAGTTTGTTTTTCTTCCTCTCGGAAGTATTTATGGAAACCCATTTTCATTTCACGTTCAAATGCAAACTCGATAGCAGGGGTAATTTCATATTCATTAACATCCCCTGAAGCCTTGGTTATCTTTAGTTTAATCATTTTAGTCCTTTGTTATGCCCATGTTCCTGTTGTAGCTGGTGCAGTTTTGCTGTTACATGTAAATGTAATATCAAAAGTCGCTATATCAGCTGGTGAAGGAGCATTGATGTCTGTTAAGTTGTCAACAAGAATTGTACCAGTATAAATTGGGTTTGTTGATGAAACTGCAGCAGATGTATCTTGAATTGCTGAGAAGGCAACAGTTGAACCAAATGCAGCTTGTAAAGTTGCACGTACTGAACCTGCGCCTGAAGCAGCGTCGTTGTTTAAGAAAGTTACAGTAATTGTATCGGCTGACAATCCAGTTGCGTACTTATGGCTGGTGTCTCCCATTGCTGTGATTTCAATTTGATCTACTACACGGTTTAAAACAAATGATTGTACATATGCTGATAGGTCAACAGTTGCGACCTTAAAACCGACTTTGTTATTGAGAAAGGTTGCCATGGATTATTCCTCGTCTTTCTTGGCGATTGTTGGCTTTGGCTTGTCTTGCGGTACTTCTTGACCAATCTTTTTAAGAAAGGCAATATCTTCGTCTGTTAGTGACATTTTAGCTCCAAGTTGTGAGTGTGCTTATGTTTATTGTGGAAACCATCATTTCTTGAGCTTCCTGCAATACTGAAGGTGCGGATACGCTTTCAACATTGAACTTAATGCTTGAAGCACTTAGTTTTAAAAACACAGCACAAACCATGTTTTCCAATGCTATTAAAGACGCTTGATTGTCCAACATTGGCACTATGCAAGTAATTACAAAATTTGCTTTAGCACCAACATTGTATTGATTGTTACTAGGCTCAAGCATAGGATCGTTGTAGCGTAGAACAACACTATTGGCAGTAGGTGTGGCAGGGACGTAGCTGAACGTATCCCACACCCCTGCATTACTTAGCGCAGAGGCAATGGAAGCTCTGAGAGTTGTAACGGCAACTGTCATTAGCCTATTAGTCCATTGGGGGCTAAGTGGTTCGCAAGCAAGCCTCGTACTTTAGCAATTAAAGTTGAACCCATTTTAAATGGCGACGGTTGAAAATTAGGATCTAATGCCCCGCCGTTTGCTGCTTGTTTTGCCTGCCAGATTTCAGTGCATACCATAAGGGTAGCAAGTTTAACTTCGGGTACAGTTGAGTATGTAACATAATCTGTTGCGGCAACAGTGCCGTAAGGTGAAGTTGGATGAATTGGCTCAACAGTTGAGTGGTTAGTCGCAAATGTTATTGAATATGTATCTACAGCTGTAATTGTTTTAGAACCATTGAAAGTGCTTCCGTTACCACTTACCGTTACTACTTGACCCACAAAAAAATCATGTGGTGTATCAAAATATAAAGAACCAGCTCCAACAATATGAGAGTGTGCAGAATTAAATGCTTGATTCTTCCAAAGATAATCTGTAATTATGTTTTGCCCAGCCTGACAGACTTCTTCAACTGTGGCAGACGAATATAACGAACCCAATGAGAGATTGGCTCTAAGCTCTGCTTCGGTGCAAAATGTGGCTGCCATAATTACCTTTCTTTAAAAGTTAAGGGGCAAAGGCTTCCAATGCCCCTTAACGCTGTTGATCTATCTAATTAGATCAGGACTTGTTCCAACGACGGATACCGCCTGCAAGCTTTGTTGCAATTGCGTAATATCCATAAACTGCCACCTGTAAACGACCATTTGAAAGTGCTTCCACTCTCAAGGTTGTCTTTGGTGCTTCGTAGAACGTAATTGATGATGGGTTAACTAGGAACATTGAATCGTCGCCTGTTCCTGAACCAATGTATGGATCTACGTAAAAGTTTGTACCCAATACAGAACCAACAACAGATGTTGGTGAAGAAATACCTGCGTTATTAACAGGATTTGCAGCTGCGTAAATTGGACGCTTAGTTGAATCTTGCGCTCCAAGTAGTACAGACCACCATGAACTGTTAGCAACTAAATTAGTTGCAAATCCACCTGTTGCAGCGTAAGCAGCAGCAGCTTCAGTTGCGATAAATGATTGTAGTCCGTCTGCGTCTGCAGTTGCTACACCAGTTGCTTGTGTACCTGAAGTAATGAATTGTGTAAACATTGCTTCGTCAGTTGCCTTAGCATAGGCTCGGTTTAACTCACGTACAAGCTCGTCATAAAAAATCGGGCTGGATCTATCAAGCAACTCCCAGCTTATGGTCTGTAATCCCGCTGCTTTCTTGACGTCCACTGTAATATAGCTGGAAGCCATCTCAGTACCGCCAAGTGCTTCACCCTCTGTTGAGTTTGAATCAATTGATGGAGCTGTTGTTAACTTCGGGATGGTAAATGACATGCCAGATGTAGGCAGCGCACCACGGCTTACTGCTTCCACTGAAGGGCGTACATCTAATGTGTTTGTAATAAACTCAGTTAGGTGAGGTGCAAGTGTTAGACCTGTGTTTGTAGTTGTATCATCTGTAGCTAAAATTAGTTGGCGAGCTGACTCGTCACCCATTGCAGCTTTGATGTTTGCCTCAAGGTATTGACCTGAAGTTAATGGAGCAATGCGTGGCTTAGTGTAAACCGCCGCTGTTACTGTTGGGCGAGAAGCTTCAACCGCTGGGGTTTCTACTACCTCGGACGCAACAGGTGTATCGGTTGTTGTGTTTTCCACAATTTCCTCTATTTCTGTTTTGGTTTCGGTTGAAACTGCCTCTGTATTTTCAGACGCAGCTACGCTGGTGACCTCAGCCGTTTTAAAGGCGGCTGCCTGTACGAGCGAAACTTCAATTAGACGGGCAGCACTTACATGGTAAACACCGTCTTTATTTTTTCCTTTAATAACTTCAACTCCAACACTTAGCCCTGAACGCAAATTTTCACTGGCTTCAATAAGGCTGTCAGTGCCACGTGTTGTATTGCTAACTTTAAATTCAGCAAAAATTCCTGAATTGTCTTCGGTTACATTTTTCATGCGACCAATTGGTTGCTTTGGATCATGCTCAAGCAAAAGTTTTACTTTAGCTGGATCATCAATCTGAATAGAATTTGCCTCAAAAATTACTTTGCCTGCGCTGGTGTTTCCAATTTCGTCACCGTACGGTG